CATGTAAGTTTCAAACCTTTACGTGGTTCTTTATGATATAGAGATGCCGAATCTCCATTTCCAATAACATGTACAACCTTAGCCATACATCAACTCCTTAGCTTTAATTTTCTCTTTAATTTTATCTTTGCCTTTTTTGCCTGTCCAATGGACAATCTTTTTCTTTGAGCTATCCTGATTATCAACTTCAAGCTGAAGTCTCAACCAGTTATACTCATTTGGTAGATCATTGATGTAAGTCATGCGAGTAATAGGATTAAGCATGCTATGTAAAACTTCTTGATCTCCAACCTGAGCATTTTCTTTTACAGCTTGCTTCCATTTAACAAGAATTTCTGGCTTACCAATAAATCCTACTACACCAGAATTATGCCAGATTTCTCCTCTTCTTTTCGACCAAGGTTTATCTTCTACCATATTTAATTTATTAGGTTCGAAATGTCTAAACATCCACTCTAAATTTCCTAAGATCTCACAGTCTGTATCAACCCAACATGTAGATTTACTAGGTGAAGCGCACATTGCTGCTGGCTTAAGGAACCAGCCTGAAACACTCGTGCTTTTTTCTCTTGACATATCCATGACACAAAAGATTGGAAAAGATTTACAAATTTTCTCAAGAAAACCTTCACTCATTCCAAAGTCAGCTATCGCTAGTGGAAGAGTGTTGTGTTTATAATAATTCTCTAAGAACCACGGAAGCTGCCATTCACTATTAGCATCGCAGCCAGTAAGAATCATTTTGTCTGGCATCTTAGGCATCGATAATCCTGTATGTTTCATTATAATTATGTTTCGCTGAACAGCCTGCTTCTTTTTGAATTGTAGTAAAAGAATCGACTGCCTCACAAACCCAAGGATAATACTCTTGGAGCCAAGGGAAAGTTTCTACATTCATGTATACATCTGTCGGTCTTCCCATTGTCTTAGCTTTACTCACAAGTTGATTTGCACCCCAAGGGTTAACAACATAGCCATGAGCTCCGCCGAAGTATGGCTTTTGTTTTAATCCATCAACACCAAGTCGAATTGGTGTATTAAATTTTCCATAAGATGGTTTAGAAAATGTCATCACTCCCTTAAAAGGTTCATCCACTGGCACTCTTCCAGTAACAATTGCATCATGCTCAAAGATTACAATATTTTCATTTGTCTTGATCGACATCTCCCACAGAGAATGATGAGATAAAAATGCAGCCATACAGTTATCAGGTCGAGAATATATTTCATGAAAAAATGCTGGCTGTATTCCTTTCTTGTGTAGGAGGAGATGAGGATTATCTTCAGGAGTAGTAGCTTTATGGTTCTTAATTTCTAGACCATGTTTCTTTCCGGAATCAATACATCGCTGAGCTGCAGCAATTGATTGCTCGTTATCCATGATAGTAATAACAAATGCTTGAGTCATTGTGTTGTTAGGGATGGTAATCCCTGTACCTCCGTGAAATATGTTTTTGTTACACCAAGATTAGGAACTAATTGCTTACACATTAAAGCATCATTTGGCCAGACACCATGTTTTTTAACGAGTTCAAGCATTTTTTTAGCTCCAGCTGGTTTCATTATATATGCTGAATTTCCAGCAATACCTTGAGGAATATTAAACTCATCAATAGTAGGTGCTGGTTGCAACCATGCAGCAGTATTTCTTACTTGGTCATGGAATTGGTGTGCTCTACGTGTGGCTGCAGCAGGACTATTGATACCTACAATATCAAATTTTCCTGCTAGTATTGTTTCATAATCTAATTTCTTAATAAACTTAGCATCATGTTCCATGATAAGAAATGCTTCATCTTCTTTAGCACACTTCTTCCATAGCAACCAATGGCTCATTGCACAGGCAATTCTTTTCTTAGGATCTGCTGTAGGATATGCTTTTTTTATTAGACCAGTTGCAATGTCGAGTTTTTCTCCTTCCCAAGGATAATTCCACTTAAGACCATTACCAGTCAAAACAGTGTTGGCCATTTCAGGCGTTACAGCATCAAACTTTTCGATAGCAAATGAATTTTTTACTTTCTTTGAAGAGACCATACATACTTCAGCTCCAGTCTCAGAGATTTTATTTCCAATTACGGTTATGATGTATGCTTTCATTTTTTCAACTCATTCTTATGTGGAAATTCTTCCATAGTTCTATCAACACTTAGAAAATCAAAAAGCTTTTGAGGTTTATCGATACCATCTACAATATTAAGAATCAATAAGTCATTAGGTCTATTCTTAAAATATTCTCTTACATTTTTTTCATGGTCATCATAAACCTTTGAGTATATATTATAATCAAAGAACGGTTCTTTGTAAACCTGTTTTCTTATGTTTATCTGCCTGTTTGATTGATTCCAATTTCTTTTTCTTTCAAGATATGGTTCCATAGAAGCTAGCCATTTATCTTTATTTCGAGTGGTCAAGATAAATTTAGAGTTAGGAAACATAGTATCTAATTTTTTATACTTTGGAATCACTGGAATATCTGAAGCACCATCATTAGCGAATGACATCATTTCATCGTCAGTAGGATAATGAATATGCGTAAAGCCAATTTCATTTAAGACAAAAGTTAGAGTAGTCGTGCCGGTACGAGATAAACCTAGTCCCCATATTTTAGATTTCATAATTCCATTCCTCTCTTGGAAGGTTTACAACTCTCAACAATTGTTCACCTGTCATTGCATCTGCACCAGGAAATTGGCAATGGACAAAACACGTGTCTTCAGTACGGTGATCTACAATTCTTTTCTTAGGATTATTCTTATCACTTGTACCGTGAACATAGCTATTCCATTTAAGATCCATGAACTGTACATTCATATCTGTAACAAACATCATAGCATGTAAATATGGCTGGTCACATGTATAAAATGAGTTTAATGGTTTACTTCTAATTAAATTCACATAGTCTTGAAACTTTACCCATTTATTTCGAGCATGTTCTGCTGCAGTTTGATTATATAAAACCACTCCAGTATTATATACTTTGACTAAGCCTTCTTCTGTTCGAGGCACGTCAGTATTGTATGCTTCTTTAATAGTCTTAGCCCATAGCTCATCTTGTTGAGTAGTAATTCTACCAAGAGTTATCTGCCTTTGCTTAGGTTGAAAAGGTTCTTCACAAATACCAATGTCACCAGTAAACTCTTCAAAGATATTACTTTTAATTCCATCCACTGCGAAAATATCTGTATCACAGAATAGAATATTATCATAGTCTCTATATTTTTTATTCCATAGAGGTTTGAAAGCACCGTAGTGTGGACTATAGCTTCCAAAATCTAGCCCTAGCTTTTTGATCCACTGAGGATTTTCTTCAAACACATAGTCAGCACCAATATAGTCAGCATATTTTTTCATGTTCTCTACACCGGCTTTACAAGATGGTCTGACATTTCCATCCCAATATTGGTAGATAATATTGGTCATATAATACCTCTTTTCACGAGCTCTCTATAATTTTCAATCTTAGGTCTCTTTGGTCCACCCACAGCAGCCTTTGGCCGAATATGAATGATGTTAGCATCTTCTACACCGTCATCAAAGCTACTGTGGTTCCATTGCTGTCTATCCATGTAGGTATACTCATCAATAGGAAGTTGTTCTAACACTGCAAGACGGTGCATAATACCTTCATCTTCGAAGTTATTACTAAACTGAACGACTTCATGATCTCGCAAATGTCTGCGTAATCTTTGTCTTATTTCTCGTGGAAGTTTGTAAATAGATCCACCCCAATATGGATACTTAGGATCTCCTAGCATTGGGAATCTCTGATGTAGTTTTTTTACTAGAGATTCCTGAATGCCGTGATGTCTACCCATTCCTTTTTCATACGTAAAGATATTTTTTGTCATACCTCTACGAGTAAACATGTCAATATCCATCATCACTACATAATCATACTCATCGAACTGTTCACTTAACATATGAATCTTTTGACATGGTGCTGACAACCCAGGCTTAAACACATCACCTTGTAATAACCTATGTTCAGCACCACAAAATTCTGCATATGCCATGATGTTCTGCATTGATAATAATTCTAGTTCTCCAAGAGAACCTGTCCAGTGTTGTAAGATTATATTTTTCATTCTAAATCCAGTAAAAATCTATCTAAAACATTCTTGTCATGATTAACAAATCCGTGGTGGTTTCTATGGATACCTCCATAAGGATGACTTAAGATTTGATACCATCCAAATTCTGCAGCATGCAATTTCTTTTCTTTATATAATTTATAAACCATTTCAGTGTCAAATCTATCAGCAGAATGTATAATCATTTGATCTAACATATACACGCTGTGTTTTGATCCTTTCTCCATAGGAGAATGATATAACTTATCAAACATATTTTGACGAGTCACAGCAAAGCCATGTACATTTTTATTTTCAAATGAATCTTTTAGATATGGAGAAAAATCTGCGTTCTTATGGATGAATCCATCGAACCTAGCTCTTACTACAACATCATAATTATCTTTAATGCTAGCATCATCAAACAGCCAGGCATGAATTAAGTGTTGTTTAGCATGCTGTTTGGTCCATTGCACCTTTTTATCATCTAAACCTTTTGCCCACTTTACTCTTTCAGTAAAATGAGGAGAGACATGTGCATCAACAGGCACACCTAGATACGGATGGTAATGTGGATCTGGCTCATCATAATACCATGTATGAATAGCATCTTCAATCTCATCAAGCTCATCCTTAAAAGATTTCCAAGTTGCATAATAAAAATCAGCACCAGGAAAAAACTTCTGCTGTCTTTTATTAAATCTATTTAAGTCACCAAGTGGATGACCTGTTTTACATACACCTGATACTAATACTGCTACTTTCATGTCATCACCTTAAAGAAATGGTCTACATGATATGTATCATATAATTTATAACCTAAATTGTCAAGCCATTCTAAGCATTCTTCTTTGTTAGGACATAAGCCATTAAACTCTATCTGTAGTATAGGATACTCATTATCAATAATAGTATTACGCATTCCTTCCAAGACAGGAAGAACATATCCTTCAGTATCCATTTTAATAAAATCGATTTCTTTGAATTGATAGCTGTCTAGTGTCTTTGATTCAACTGAAATTTTATTTTTCTGATTAAATTTGAGTACAGATTTATTCAATGTTTCTTTATTAGAAGTATCTTGTACAGAAGATGCACCTGAATTTCCATCTGCCATTACCATGTCGACAGTACCTGTTCTATCTGATAATGCTACAGGATAAAACTCTACATTTTCTAAGTGTCCTACATTTTTCTTACATATTTTCATATGCATAGGCTCAAAGGCATACACTTTCTCAAAGTGGTATGCATATCTTGCCACAGTTGTTCCAATGTGAGCGCCAATATCAACACATTTTCTTTTACTACGAAGGTGATCTTTAATCTTATCATAATCAGGTTTAGTCATAGTAAAAAGCTCACCTTTTCTCTTAAATCGAGTGTAAAAGGTTTCACCTACAGGCAACTCCCAATCTACAGGTAAACTCCAGCTCATTTGTAATGATTCACGAAATAATCGAGATCCTCTGGAGTTCCTAATCCCCACATATCAGATGCTTCATAGTTACGAATAACCAATCCATCTTCAATTGCTTGGTTATAAACCGGGCATACATAAAACTCATTGTTAACACGAATATTCTTTTCAATCATTTTTTCTGCAGATCTAACAAAATCAGATCCACATTTCCAATAATAAAAACCTACAGTAGCATTATCAGAAATAGGATTCTTTTCTGCTACTTCAGTTACTACGCCTTGTTCATTTACTTTTGCAAATGACCATTTAGGATGTGTAGCTTTGAATGTAACAATGCCTCCATCAGCATTTGTTTCTTGCATGCTGTACATAAAATCTACTGGATTCCATTGTACAAACTGATCGCTGTTAGCAAAGAACAGAGGGTTATCGTTATCGATAAAATCTTTTGCCATCAAAGCAGTGCATGCAGCACCTTCTGTTAAACCATCTACTTCAATTATCTTGCAGTTAGGAGCAATGAGGTTAAGCATAGTATCGAGATTATATTTTTCTCTGTGTTCTTTCTGTACTACGAAATGATAGTTAGCTTCAAGTCCTAAGTTATCAACTACCACTTGAATCATAGGTTTATCGTGTACTTGAATAAGAGGCTTAGGAAATGTATAACCTGCTTGCTGAAAACGAGTACCCGCTCCTGCCATAGGGATCAGCACATTCAGTTTATCATTCTTCCATTTGTTTTGCATTTGTTCACCTTTTAGATTAGAGAAGATCTTTTCACGAGTAACATCGTATGGATTATCTACCCTTACATAATTAGCTCTAGATCTTTCAGCAGCAAGTAACCCTGGCGGAGAATCCTCAACAATCAATGTATCTTCTGGAAGTCTTTTCATAATAGACATAGCTTTCCAATACATTTCAGGATGAGGTTTAGAATTACCTACATCCTCATTTGAAACGATCACGCTACAGTGTTCAATAAGCTGTGTTTTACCTAACGCTGTGAGAACAGTTCTTCGAATAGAATTAGAACATACTCCAATTTCATATCCCTGTTCTTCTAGTTCAATAAAAAGATTCTTTATTTCTTTGATTGGTTTTAGATTTGAAATAAGCTTTATGGTTTCATTCTGTTTCTCTTGATATATTCTATCGTGTTCTGAAACAGGTAAGCTTTTTCTTTCGGAAAGAATTTGTAACTTCTCTCTAGTTTTTCTGCCATCATAGATATTTAGATGTTCTTCTTCAGTGATAGCATATTCACCAAGCGCAGCATTTAACGCATCGAAATGTATTTTCTTTGCGTCAATTAAAACACCATCCAAATCAAACAATACTAACTTAATCATAATTTTTTATATAATCAGAGCATACTCCAGAATAACCAATTAGTAATGGATGTACATTTGGTCCTTGGTCTTTTACTACAAGGATTGCATTGCATCCTGCGATATCATCAATAGGCATACCAGGATATGCCCATACATAACCATTGCTTGTTATAGTATATCTATCTTCTTCATGCCAGAAGTATCTTAGCCGGGTCGCAGAAAGGCGAGCAAGGGCTTGCATATTTTTACAGTGTATCCACCAAGGGCCGTGTTCTAGGAAGTCCAGTGAAATAGCTTGAGAAGGATCATCATGACCCAACCAAAAACCATTGTCCCACCACACATCGATCTCTACATCATATCCAAGAAGAGCTGCTTCTTTGATATATCCTATGGTGTTTTCTCTTTTCTCATTACGCCCGGAAACGTTTCCCCTATGAGATATACGAATCAAGTCACCAGCTCCATCAACTCTTTCACATTTTCACCGCGGTTAGGAAGCTTATCTTTCAAGAAAAAGTGTACAAAGTTTGCTTCTTTTATTTTATTATTGTCAATGGCAGTGTACAATGCATTCCATTTCCAATCTAAAAACTGCAGCTTCATTCTTTCTTTTCTAATCCAGTAATTAAGAAGAGTTTGATCTGTTGACCATTTCCATGCACCCATTCCATCTACAAATGCTTTGAATTCCGCACGTCTAATAAATTGATTAGGTGTTTCACCATTCAAATATTTTGCTAGAGACTTATTCATTACCATCAATCCCATATTCATGAATGGGAAACCTGTTTCTCTATCTGGAGCAGGATGCCAGTCAATTTTCAAGCTAGCATATTGCATGCGTGAATAGTTTAGAATTTTTTGCTTGTACCAAGGGAGAATTGGCATAGAGTTTTCTACTACTCCAGCGAAATCAACTTTAGGATCTAAGTCATCAAATATATTAGGAGCACCTGGTCTAATCCAGATATCAGCATCGACTACAGCGATTTGATCATACTTTGGCCAATACGAAAAGGCGTTTTCCTTCTCGTAAATAGGAAGGAACCCGCCATGTTTTTCGTAGGATTCTTTACTGCGATTTGTACTAAACACGTCAGGCTTGATGCGGAGGATTGGCATCCTCTGAACTTCATGATCAATCCCGTGTTGTTTGCAGTATTCTTCTACTGATTTTACGCAATGGTCATAGAGATATGATCGTTTACCAGTGTAAACTTGGTAGATCATTCTTTTCATAACAAACCTCTTTCAATTTATTTTTTCTTGGCGATAGCATCTGCTCCAAAGAAAGCTGAAACCAAAACAGCAATTGATGCAAAATATGTAGGTGCAATATCTGCGATCAATGCTGATGCCTTTTCCATACCAAAAGCTGAAGTGATTGCAATGCCGATTGGATAAACTAGCAATCCAATAAGAGAGAACCATGCCATCTTACGAATAGCATCTCTCTGAGCGTCATTATCTTCAAGTTCTTTTCTTCTAAACTCTAGATACATTTCATGTTCACGATCATCAACAATTCCATCACCATTAGTATCAGCTGGATGGTGGCCAGCTTTCTTTATTTCTTCTTCTGCCATGTTCGTACTCCGTAATAATAGCTTCGGCGATTTCATACGCCTCTTGGTATCCATTACGAAGTGAGTTGGACTTATGTCCATTCTCCAAGAACCACTTAAGACTATTTATATCAGAACCAACTTGATCAAGTTTAAAGTCCTCAGTTGTTTCTTCAAACCGAGTTCTTAAGTTCAAAAGTTCTTGCACGTTCAACTGCTATCTCCAATTTTTCATACAGGGTTGATAAATCATCTTGGTCAGTCTGAAAGACAATACCAATACCACCAGCATCAATCCATCTACGGATGTTATCTGGCCTGTCATCCACAAGAATGTTTGGTTTACGTGTAAGTTTATTCCAAGCATACTTATGTTTGTTAGCGGTAAAGATCATGTTCTCAATGAGTGGTGGAACATAACCCTTATTTTCTAACCAACGGCGTTTCCAATATGCCGAATTATCTCTATCACCACGTAAAGGGGAAGAACAAATACCCCAATCGTCATTTGAGATTTCCTCAACAAAGGTTACGATTTGATTTGATTCTTTGAACTTTGGTAACTGATAGAACCAGTCTGTACCAACTAAAGATGCAAATGCAGCTTCTCTATCATTCAGAGATTTCCAATGATCAACATCAAAGTGTCGTTTTACTGCACCAAAGAAGTCGGCAATCACGCCATCCATATCAAGATATATTGTCATTATGCTACCTCTTTCATTTCACGTTGAATCATATCGAACATTCGAATTGCTGCTTTGAACTGATATATTTCAGCAAGTGTAGGATATTCCTTTGCAGCTTTTTCTACAAATTCCTGACGAGGAATATTGTAATTATCACAAGCAAACTGATCTGCTTCTAAGATTTGTACATTTAATTTTTTCATAATTTAGCTCCTCTTTAATTATAGTAATATTATACACTATTTTTGAGGAAATGTACACTAAAAAATGCACTCAAGAGAAAAATAATTTACGCCGATCATATTCTTTTTTTGTATCAATAAGAAGTTTAGTGTAGTTATCTCTATGTTCTTTGAAAACTAGAGGCTCATTATCATCTACATCCATAATAATAACTGTGTTTGTGATAGGCTGGCCAGTTCGTTCTTCCCACATCACAGCATAGCCAGACATCTGTGCAAAATAATTAGAAATATTCTCGTGTTTCTTTACTCTACGGGATGTTTTGAAATCTACAATACTCGGTACACCGTCAAACTCAGCAACGCAATCGCATCGACCAGCAAGCCCAAGGTGAACAGAATAAAGAGGTACCTCAAGACCATAGATCGTTCCAACCCTATTGTCCAAAATTGGACGTAGGTTTTCGAGAGATTGTCTAATGTGCGGAAGAAAGTCTGTTGTGTCTTCATTTTTCAAATACCTTTCAACAATAGAATGTACTAGGGTTCCACGGCCAGCTGCACGCTGGCCAACGCGGTTTGCTTCTTCCTCCCCTACTCGTTTCCTCCACTTTGCAATAGCTTCTTCACTTAGAATGCTTAAGACTGTTGTAATGCTAGGGTAGCGACTACCATCAGGAGTAACATAAGTCCTACCTGTTGGTTGTGTATCTGTATCCAAGTCATCATATCCAAGATCCACTGTTTCATGTATAAACCTCATGTTTTAATTGTATTACCCTTACCGGAACCTTTCTTAATTCTTCCAAGCAAATCTTTCCAACCATCGCTTGTTTTTGAGTTTGCGTGAGATACAACACCGGAAGTAGAAAAATTTGGAGGCGTAATAACTCTTACAATATTTTCTTGTGCATCAAGAATATTTTGCAGTTCATCATAACTGCAGGTAATATCCCATTCAGCTTGAGTTTTTATATCTTTTAGAGTGTACAGTGGCATTTCTAATTTCTTCCCTTATTTCACGAACACGCTGTTCCATCCAGCTAATAGCTGTACTTATATGTCCGGTGTCTTGAGGTTGAAGTTGTGTTTTAGCATGTTCAATTTCACGATATAAAAAATCTAATTTATCTAGATTATCCATCAGCTGTCTCCATATAGAACCATTCTGGTACAGGACGTTTTGTCCATTTCATTGAAAATCTATCTTGCTTTGTTTTGTAGAAAGCACGATAAGAACGTACAGCGTCACCCCAGAAGAAACATTCAGGATTAGATTTCATCGCAAGTGCGAATGGAGTCCTAGGAAGTTTAGGAATGTTTCTTGGTGGAGTGTACAATGCTGCACCTAGTCTTTCTGCAGTAGCATGTATTTTTCCATAGCGGTATGTGTATTCTTGGCATAGGCCAATGAAATGATCGTAGTGCCAGCGATAGTTTGAGTCTGACTCCATTGTCCACTGAGTACATGGATGGCCAACATGCACGGCTTTGTACAAAAGCAATTCTGCTTCCAAGTCATCCTGACCTTCGTACAAATCCCAGTACTTGACCATTGTTTTACCAGTTTTTGATGGACGGCGAGTAAGCTGACCGTCAAGAACACGATGAGCAGTCGAAAGCATTTGTGCAGATTCGACTACCATCTTTGGTACGTGTTTGTCACACTGCATTTGTGCAGCAATAACAGGATCATTATGTAATACAAATATGTTCATAGCTATATTATACCAAAAATCAATCTTGAAGTAAACCAGGAAATGCTTGTTCTACAACTTTTCTACTAATACCTTTAGGAGTTTTCTTGTTGATCATTGCAATAAGAATTTCTGCATCACGAGGATGCACCGATTCAAGCATAGCAAGAAAAACTCTTTCACGCTTGAAGGAAGGAAGGCTTTCACTTTCAACCAATCCTTTAACAAAGTACTTAAATTTTTTATGTTCTCTTAAAAGATTTGCTGGATGATTATGTGCTTCACACGCTGTATATGGAGGTTCGCCCTCTGGTAAATTCCACTGAATAGTCGAATCAATCGTACCTCTTAGAACATCTTTCAATGCCATCGAAGAATTTTTCTGAAGTACTGAAATTTTTTCTTCACTTGATTTTTTAGAAGAAGCTTCTTCTAAAATTTCGAAAATAAATTTTGTTGCCATTATAGAAATTCCTCTACAGATTCAATTAACAATTTCATATCGTTATTTATTAGATAAGGTAAAGTCTTACCAGTGTTATTAACGGTGATCCAGAAATCATCAATGATCTTTTGTTTTAGATCATCTGGAGTTTTAGTCAGATCGATAAGCTTTTCATTACGTTGATAATTACGATACCATGAAGCAGCGTATAGTAATTCACCATCGGCTAGATCTTCGATGATAGCCTGTTTCTTTTTCTTAGAAAGCGGTGTCTGGCGTTCGCCATTTACAAATGTATCATCATGAGAAAGTACATTTGGTACACCGTCACCAGCATCACCTGACAATATTTTTTCGATAAGATTAACCTTAGGGTTTTTATCTATTACTGCTTTCTTTAGTAATGGAGAAAACTGTTTAACATTATCATATTGCTGTAACTGCTTGAAATCGCCATCAGAAGATACAATCATTACTTCTTCATATTGACCGAATTCTTGTGTATGTTCTACCATAGTAGCAATAATATCGTCAGCCTCACAACCTTCTACATGTAAAACTTTGTAAGGAAAATTTTCTGCGATTTCTTCTCTTATTTTATTCATGATAGTAAAAGCTTTATTCCAATCAAAATCTGATTCATCACGTCCTTTACGGCGATTAGCTTTGTACTGAGGAAAATAAGACCTACGCCAATTATTTGGGCCGTCACAACATAGAATCATTTGACCATACTCTTCACGGAATTTTTTATTGTACATGCGAAGAGAGTTAAGAATCATATGACGAAGCATACTTTCGTCATTTACTTTATTGACTGCAATTGTAGCTACTGCAATACCACTATAGTCGACTAGAATCATTGTACTACCTCAAAGTCTGGATCATCATTACTAATAGAAATCCAACGGCTACCTTCTAGAAGATGAGGCTGTTGGCAATTAAGAAAAGCAAATGGACCTAAGCACTGTCGATGCGCTGTGGTTTGAATACGAGGACGAATATCAACGACAGTAAACGTATCACCGAATTGGTGTATACGATTTTTGCCATGACGTGATTTGCCTTTAAGTTTTACTTGTTGACCGATATGCATAATAGCTCCTACTTTTATTATAGAACTATTATACCACTATTTTTTGAGAATGTACACCATTATTTTTACTTGATACTCAAAAGTTTTTGGATACAGCTCAGGGTCAGCAAGTCTATCGCCATAGAATTCTATAAGCTTTTTGGTAAATGCCTCGAATGAATCTTGCATCCTATAAACTCATTATAATAATCATCTCTCAACAAAACATCATGATCAAATTGAAGTTTAGCTTCATAATAAGACATTTCACCTTTAGTTCTACACAACCTTAAGATTTCTCTCTTATAGTTGTCTTCACCTTTATCTTCTACGAGGAGCTGTACTTCCTTACTCGAACCAAAGTAAGTTCTCCAGTCTGATTCGACTCTAGTTCGAACTCGTCTAGATCTCTTTGAATTTTTTGGTAATGTCTTAGGCCGCCAGAAGTTTTTCTTACCGATATATTTTTTATCTGTATCCAACTCAGTGATGAGATAAACGAATCCTTGATATTCTTCAGGTGTTTCATTATATTCATTTCCATTATAGTACCACATGTACTATATATCTTCGGTAATATCCTCTACCTCAGCTCTACGTCCACAGATAGGACAGAACTCCGGTTTCTCTCCTGTCTCGCAGAGAACCACCGTTACACTGTAGCACTCTTCACATTCAATGCGATATTCGTTTTCCACTAGCTACCTTTATTTCTTGCTTTCTTTGCTCGGTTGCAGTAAACCACTCTCTAATCTCATCTTGAGTTCTACCGCAACCGATACAGATTTTATCAACTAATGTACAAATTTTAATACAAGGACTAGAAATCAATTTCACATGCTCCGCCAGCACAAGCTGCGGCACCCATAGTATCTACATCAGTAAATACTTGTTCTGTAAGATCTTCATTCCAGTTAATCGGTTTCAGATTCTGTTGAATCTTATTCCATTTATGGAAAAGATATGCATCTTTCAAGCAGTGTTCTGCTTTCTTCATGTCACCCTTCAAATAGTTATTTGCAAAGTTTTCAAATCGTCTTACCCAATCCTGTCTTGCAGAGTTTTCAGATGATTCAAGAGTAATATCCAAACCATAGCCTTGGGCAGTAGAACATGCGTCCCATAGATTAGGGAATACTTTCATTGCATCGACTACAAGACCAGAAGCAAAGATAGCAGATGGACCGTACTTACGAATCATTTCTTTCTCATCAATCACTGCTGTATTTGGTGCTTGATTGTAGTCTTTATCACCAGACATAGAGAGGAATGAGATACCTGAGAATGAATAACGATTCTCAAATACATATTTCTCTACTTCATCCCAATCATCTACAATAATAGTATTCGATACATTATGACGAACACCTTCATCAGCACAGAGTTCTTCATTTGTACCTGCAACTACCCAGTGTTTCTGAGCTTTCTTTACAAGCTCAAGATGTTTTACACCAAGCAATTCATCTTTGTACATTGATCCTTTATTTGGAATGATAGGAAATGAAATCACAACGTCTGTACCACCGGCAGACCATACTGATTCTTCAACCATATATGGATTTGATTTAATAATAGCCTGTGTAATTTCAGATTCTTTATTCATCTGAATGTTGCGAATATACTTGGGCGAATGTTCTGCGTGGATTCCGCTTGCCGTTTGGAGTAGAACACTTGCATTCCCACTTGGCTTAACACAAGTAGTACGAGCGGCAGGATTGATACCAATAATAGCTGCCACGGTTTTGTTAACATCTTTGACGATTTTCGCGCCTTTTTCCAAAATCTTTTCATTGAACAATACCTCTGGATTATTCATCCAACCTGTAATTGATACACCAAGCAATGCTTCACGATCAAAGATCTTCTTTGACACAGGTGAAAGGAATCTAAAATCTGTGTAACCAGCTTGAAGTGTACCTAGGATAGCACCTGCACGGCATGCTTTATAGAAATCTTCTTCGGTCTTACAAAGGCCGCCATTGATCTCGGTAAGATTACAACCTTGCCAACCAGATTCACCATTATACTGTGGGAACATACCAATCTCAACACAAGGATTCGTAGTATGTTCTTTTGATGTGGTAAAATAAAACCCAGGCTCACCAAATGATTTGACAGATTCCATGATCTTTGCAAACATTTCAGGAGTTGCTTCATCGCGAACAATCACTGCAGAGTTATTTGAACGACCGCGTTGTGGGTTATCCATAAACCAGTTACCAGTCTTAGCAGTCATCATCTCATCATCTTCTGGCGAGAAGAGACAGATTGTAGCAGAACGACGAACACCACCTGAAAGAACTGCATCCGCAGCATGCATACAAATATCATATACATGAATAGGACGAAGCGATACAGGAGACTTTGAATCGATAACGAGATTCTGTAGAATCAACTCGATCTTATCAAGTGAACGGCGAAGACCCTCTGGTCCAGGTGCCTTAAATCCACCTGAGATCTTAGCGCCTTTTGGACGAATATGAGTCAAGTCAAAGAATACTCTACGACCTTCGTATTCAGGGAATTTACCACCACCTACAAAATAAGAAGCAAGCAAAACGTCAAGTGCAGATGCCCATCCCTCAATAGAGTCTTCTACAACATAACCTTTTGCTTGCTTAGTTCTCTGTTGTACTTGAGGTAGTTTAGCTACATGATGTTCTTGTACAGAGAAACCTGCACCGGCACCACACAACAGAATATAAAAGTATTCACCAAAGAACGTAGGACGATCAGCATAAGAAGAGGTACAGTTGTACATTCTCATTTGGTGTTTCATCAGTTGTTCACCACCAAATTGTAGAGCGCGCTGTGCACCAAGAACACGCTGTTCTTTATATGCTGTTCTTGCTTCTTCTAAATATGGTCTTAATTTATCTTCATTTGATTCGTAATTCTTTTCGTGCATTTCGATTACACGATCGACAGCTTCATCCCATGATTCATAACCGCCGTTTCCATATTCCTTAAACCGCGAATAGCCTTCATAAAATTTAGTTTGAGACAAAAACTCACGGGTGTCTACATTAGGTGTAGCCATTGATACCTCGATATATTGATTGTTTTTAATTTTCTGGTAGTATTATATATCAAAACGCAGTTCTTGTAAACTACTTTTTTGATAGTTTTATTAGAAAAGATTTTTACTAATCAGTGAAATACTTATTAAGCATTTCTAACATATCATCATATTTAGCAATTTGTTCCATTTCTTGCTCAATTGCTTCCATAATATCTGGATGCTCACCTACACCAACTGGATGGTTAAGATATACTTCTACATTCATTCTGTGTTTATCAATATGGCCTTTGGCATGTGATTCAAAGGCTGCTAGAATATCATCTCTTAGATCCTGCATTTTCTAATTCCTCAATTCGTTTTTCAAGTTCGTCAATTTTCGAAGTTATTTTAGGATACTTTACTCGCCAGGCATTTGGATCATTCTGTAACCATGTCCAACCCCAGCGATTTGCTAAATACTCAAGTGTCCAATCGAACTTTCCGACAGCCCATATAGCCATCCGAGTATCTTTAAACCAAAATAGAAACGCTGCGCCTAACAGCGATCCTGCTATAGCTGTATATATCCATAGAGTATCTGCAAACATTTTCTCGATCATTTATTCATTTCCTTTACTGCAGCATCATAATCTTCTTGTGATACAACACCCTCTGATAATAGTCTTTTTCTATTAGCCATATGTTGAGCTTGCACATCATCTTTACTTCCACCAAAATATGCTACGCAATGGCCTTCTTCAATCATAATTTCGGTGACTAGTCTACCGTCTGCAGCTCTAAAATCACCGAGTATTCTACCAAACTTACCTTTCATATCTTCACCAGATTTATCTTCTGTTGTAATAAGCTTAGCATCTTTTTCTAATAGAGAATACAGTCTATTTTTTGCAGCAAGACCAAATACTTTTTCAACTTTATCAGATGTACGAGATTCTGGTGTATCGATACCCATGATTCTTACACGCTCATCTTTAAGACAAATTCCAAAACCAAGATCGATGTCTACATCTACAGTATC